TATCACTATCATCATCGTCCTCGTTGTCGAAGTCAGGAGAAAGCACTGTTTGTGGTTGAGTCGGATCGGGATTGGAATGTTCCTCTTTAACCTGTTCTTTTAACGACTTTTTTTTGTTTTTGTTTGCCGAGTTTATCAAGGCATCAATATCATCTTTTTCTGTGCCGAGTTCTTCAATTTCATCTGCTTGATATGCTTTGTTAAAAAGTTCTACGAATAATGGCACTTGCTCTGGTTTCTTTGGCGATGTGAATTTTTCGCCGTCTTTGTAGACCAAATTACCTTTTTCATCGGTCCTTAGAAGCTCTCTGTTTGTAAGATGTTTCGCGAAATGCCTTGCTAAATAATCAGGCATCCATATTTGTTGACCGGCTTTTATTGTTTTACCTTTGCCGTCCCAATAACCTGTAAAATCCTCTTTTGTCCAATTTGTGAATAAAGCTGTTTTCATAAATTTTTGTAGCGGGGCAATCAGCTACTTTTTATGCCCAAGTGGCGACAGCGATTCCACGTTATTTATTTGCGCTGTCCTTTTGTTTACCCGCCCTCATCTCAAGGACTTTTATTGTCCCTGAGTGAGAGCAGGAAAGAGACTAATCAATTGTTGCGAATATCAAACCGTAATCACCAGAGGCAATACCTGTTAAGGCATAACCTACTTCTGCGTCGTGAGTATCATTGCCTTGTGATACAACTGCTCCGGCTGCTGTAGTTTCAGCTGGTATCACACCATCACCGACAACAACTGTTCCTTGTGCTAAGGCAGCTGTTGGTCCGTGTGAGCAAATCCATCCGTAGTATGCAGATGTTACGTTGTATACTGCGAATCCAACTGGAGCTGATGTCGATGTTGTCGGCATCACGATTACTCCTGAGTATGGATTTGGATGAACATCGATGTTGACTGTTCCTGTAGTTGCTACAACAATTGGATCATCAAGGTTGAAAGTCACGACTGCTGCTGTTGCTGCTGCGTGTCCTGCAATCCTATAGGTAAATCCAATTCCAAGCGTTCCTGACTCGATAACCAAGAACCCACCAGCCAACTGATTAGCAGTCAAAGTGACTGTTGATGTAGTTGTAATGGATGTGGCACCAACGGCGCTAACCGCTGCTGTCAAGTTTTGGAAATTGGTTGTATCTTCAGCAGGAGACTGTTGAAGATTTCCAGCGACCAAGGCTGTTCCACCGGCTTTTACGTATCTAAATGCTCTGCCATCATTGCTGTAGGCGATTTCGCCTATGTTGTGCAATTGAGTTGAGCTTTCAGAGTAAATGCCTTGAGCAGCGATTGTTACTGGACCTGTTAATTGACTTTTTGGCATGTTTTTATTGTTTTAAGTTTTTAATTATTTACTCGACTTTTATTAGCTGTTTGCGTGGACGATTAATTGTCCTTGATCTGCAGCACCAGATACTGCATATCCGCTCGAATAGACATCTGTTACTACATCGCACAAATCTGTGGCACCTAACCAGAAAGAATTATTGAATATAATCTTTCCATTAGTTGAGGCTGGTATGGTCATACCAACTGTCATTGTTGTAGTTCCAGCTCTTGTATTTAAGAACATACAATCATTGAACATGGTATAAACTTCTGACGAATATGCTCCATTGAACAATACCCATCGTGGTCCTGCGTTGTCGCATACGATTGACCAAGTGCATCCGTTGAACTGAGTTCTTGCAACTGCTGTGGCTCCTGACAATTCTACAATGGCATTGGCTGCCGAGTTAAGAACTGTGTCGATACCAAACATACAATTGTTGAAGTGGGTGTCGTCTGCATCGGTTATTACTACACATCTTGCAGCAGTATCATCTCCGGTTGTTGTGTTGGCAATACCTGCGAAATGCACGTTATTAAATGTACTGTATGCAGCCGTAATGTTTACCATCACGTTTATATCATTTGGTTGATATAACATAATGTTACTAAATGAGCAGTTTGTAGCTGAAATTGTCAAGCTAGGGGTTGTTGCTGTTGAGGCAAAACTTACTCCAGCTCTATTCCAACCTTTTCTTGCTGGTCCGTTTCCCAATACGTGGGTTCTGCGTTTTGCCCACGTTATTGATGCTGTTTCACTAGTCCTACCAGTTGAACTTGTAGGAGCAATAATAGCGATATCATCATTATCTGCTGACATTGAAGCATAAGCTTCTGCTAGTGTTTTGTAAGCATCGTCAGCTGATTTTCCGCCACCGCTAGTTGTTTTACCCGGGTCGACATAGAATACCTCACCGACCGAAGATAATCCCACCATTCCTGCGATGTCTTCTGGCATTATTTTATTGCCATATTTCAAGGCTGGAATGTAATCACTTGCTTTTCCCATACTTTTTTTATCGCCTCAGCTCCTGAATCTGGCAAATTGCCATCCTCGTCAACCTGAGGCGAATGATTAATTATATGCCGGTTACTCCGGTTAATTTTCCGTGTCTCTTTGGGTTGGTTGTTATGAACTGACCTCCGAAGTAGATGTGTCCAACCACTGAACCTGCGTTTGCAGGAACAATCCAGTCTGACCATGAGAAACCTAATCCAATTGGAGCATCATAGTCATTTCCTTTGATCTGAGATTTGTAGGCGATCGGTTTGGCGTTGAAGAATGGCAATGCATACCAGTCAATATAGTTTTCGTTCAAGGCGATTAAAGCTTGAGCAGTGCACTTCTCGTCAGCAAGAATAGGAGTGGCATTGTATTCCAATGCTGTAAATCCTGTTCCACCTTTGTAGCCCTTCAATGTGCTTGCATCTTTGGTAATTCTTTCTTGAGGTCTCAACAATTGACCATATAAGTTAAATACTGATTCAGTCGTGTAAAAAGCTGTTGGCTTCTGAGCACCAGAAGTAACTGCTGACCACAATGTATCAATTTTAGCTAAAGTCAATGTTCCACTGGATGCAGTAACTGTGGAAGCTAATGTTGAGTATGTTGATCGCGATTGTCCACCGATTGTGCTGACGCTGTTTCCATCATCAACTAATGCGGCAAGACCTAACGGGTCTTTTGAGCTGTTTCCTGTTCCGTCTGCGTAGAATATGGTGCCCAAATCATCGGCCATATCCTCTGTGTCTGACTGGATTGTAAGTTTCATCAGGTCGAGAACCTTGTCTTCGGTGTCGGCGACTGATAATTCATCGCCGGGCAATGCACAGGTAATCTGATAGAAAGATGGAGTGAACTCCATGACTATCCTATTGTCTGTGGCTGCAACCGAGAAAGTGTCGAAGCCCCTGAAAGATTGGCCAGTTGTGTTTTTTGACACTTTTACTGGGACTCTCAAGGTTCTTCCGCTCCACTTTTTGGCTCCGCGAACAACCCTTTGAAACAGAACATTTGAATTCAACACTGTGTCAACGACATATGGCAAATACTTTGTTTGCACTGTCGATTGCACGCGTTGTCCATATAATTCTGACATGTTTTTGTGTGTTTAATTAATAATTAATTCCTACCATGGCCTGTTTCCGGGCTTTGAGAAGTCCTCGGAGGTCATGAAGGATGGTGGTTTGGTATCTGACTTTTTGTCACCAATGGAAGCTCCTGCAATGTTTTTTTTCTCATCGACAATGTTTTTACCATTGTTTTTCTGAGACGAGATTTGATTTCTCAAAAATGCCCAGCCTGCTCTGTAATTCCATCTACCCTCTGTGTCCACAAGTTTGAAGTCTAAAACGACTTTCATAAGCTTGTTTTTGTCGATCTTGGCACCAGTTGGGTTGAGTTCTTTGTCCGATTCGATGGCTGTCACTTCATCATTAAGATATTTAGTGGCATCATCGATGGATTTTTGCTCAGCACCTGTTCTGGTTTCGATTTCTTTTACAGCTTCAGCTTTGGCTTGGGAAATCGCATCTTGATTCCATTTTTGGAATTCTTTCCACTGTTCTTCAGTGCCCCCAAACCATGATGGCATCTGAATATTTTGATTGGACTCATCTTTTGGAAGAAAGCCTTTCAGCTTTTCCTCAAACTCTTGCCTTATTTTTGCAAGTTCACCGACATGTCGTTGCTCTTGCTCATTAAAGCGTTTTGTCCAATCGTTTTCTCGCTCTTTCCATCGTGGGTGGTCAGCGAGGTTCGGATCGTCCCTTTTCTGGTCATTCTGATTATCACCGTCATTTTCATTGTTTGCGCCTTGGTTATCCCCATCAGGCGATTGGGTCTGATCGATGTTCGTGTTTTCCGATGACGAGTCGGCAGAGTTATCGTTCTCTGTGTCAGATTGAAAGGCTGGTTCGCCTTCCTGTCTGAACTGCGTCTGTTCATTATTTTCCATATATTTAGGGGTGGGCGATTATCCCCAATATTGGCGCCCATTAATAATTTTTTAAGATACTTTCGGTTTTGTAAGTTTTTTCTTTTTGAGCTTTTCAGGCAAAGACTTTATACTCATTGTTTTATGCATGAATTCTTTGGCCATTTCAGGATGGTTGGCGAACATGTACCTTAATTGTGATTTACTTTTGAATGGCATTTTTTTGTTGGACTTCGTTTATTTTATTGTCGGATTTTAATTGCTCTTTTTCTAAGCTTTTTTGATGCTCTATGTCTTTGTTTTGTGCGTCTTGCTGGGATTGTATTTCCATTGACTGTTGTCTCATGGCGATTGCTTGTTGCACCAGCGGATTGTCTTGGTAAAGAAGCTCTGGTGCGTTGGTTTCGAGCCATACATTTGCTGCCATTTCCTCGGGATTTGGGTATTCCAGTCGCCTGTAGAGGTCAAGATTTGATATCCTACCGAGTTGAGCTAAATTAAGTGCTTGATTTGCTATTGCAATACTATCTTTTGGCAATAATGAGCCTTCTTTGACTGATACATTCACTTTTGGAGGCACGGCACCGTCTATGAATTGAAACGCTGGGTCGTAGACATATAGAAGCTGAAGCAACCAATTGTAGATATCATCGGCAAACTGCTCTAAGTATTCGGATACACCGCCTCCGATGCGATCTGTATCAAGATTTCGTGACATTATCTTGCCTGTGGCAAGTTTTTCGTCTTCAAGACCAGCTTGTGAACTTCCTTTGGTTCCGAATATGTCCCTCAAGCGTGCCCGAGTGTCATATAAGTCATTGAATACGTCTGATTGTAGACTTCCCGGGTTGGATGATTCTAT